AAGTTGATGGCCGTGGTGTTATCAGCCGCCGGTTGTAGGGTCATACCATGTTGTGTGCCACTACCTGGATACTTGACACCCAATGTTGAGTAATATCCACCAACTTGTGAGTATCCGCCTAACAGTGAAGTGCCGCCGGCTGACAGTATACTATTAACGCCAGTCATAACAATGTCACCGTTGACAGGCATGGTAAATGTGCCAGTGTTATCAAATGTATAAGAGTAACTGCCGGCCACCAAGGTCACATTGCTGGTTGTGCCGTAGATGTTGCCGTAACCGTTTGCTGTAATACCAGTCAAGGCGGCACCGTTGCCCACAAAGTAAGCGGCCTGTACATTGGCTGATGTGGTCACATTGGTTGTTAGATTTTGTAGCTTGGCAATGACATTGGCATTAGCCCCTGTAGCTAAACTATTGGTCTGTGTGTTGACATAACTGACCACAGCCGTATTAGCGGTGACTATTGCGGCATTGGCACCTGTAATACTATTTGACAATCCTGCCACGTTGGCATTGGCCCAGGTATAGTACGCACCTGTGTTGGCTCGTATGGCAGAAATATTTGTTGTAGCTGTACCTAAATTGGCGTTGGCTGTGGGCCATAACGTATCTGTTACCGTGATTGTCTGTCCACTGGCCGTAGCAGTTATGCCATTGGTGCCGGTGATGGTCAATGTTTGATTGGTTAAACCTACGGTACCTGTACCTGAAGTACCGGCTGTGTTTAATGTTGAGCTTACCGCCGCAGTTGAGATCCTGGCGATACGACCGTATGCGTCTGTGGTGATTACGGGTATTGCTGTGGCTGAACCTGTTGTTACGGCACCTGGTCCGGTAGCAGACAATTGGATGTTGGCACCAGAAATTGCTAAATTACCTGCGCCACTACTAAGAGATACAACCTGATTACCATTGTCAAATAGGCCGGGTGCAGAAAATGGTATATTTACATTCCATTGATCGTCAATTGAACTGTAGTAGAATTGAGCGCCAGCACCATCAACATAAAGTCCAGCACCATCTGCTTGTGAAGCGTTGGTAGAACCCGATGCCACTGTGATTGTTTTATCAGTTACTGTTAAATTGGTCTGATTGACCGTGGTGGTAGTACCCGATACCTGTAGGTTTCCTAATACATATAAATTTCCACCAACGATAGATTGTTGAGCTACCGTTAAATTACCAACCAAAATATTACCTGTGTATGCTGTTAAAAATGCAACCACATTGGCATCACTGTATGTTGGACCAGTATATGCTGTTGTTTGGAAACTGCCATCAGGGAAACCAATTGCTGCCACACCTGTATTGGCAAATGTCCAGGTGTCTGCTCCAACATCAATTTCAATACCGTTTGATATGGCAGCAACAAAGTTTTGATTATTGTAGTTTAACTGTGACCAATTTGCTCCAGCAGGTACATACAGATCCATACCTGTGTTTGACTGAACCGAGCCAACAATACCAGAATTATAATAAGTTTTTCCTGTTACAGATACATTGCCGGCATGTATATTACCAGTTGCTGTGGTTAAGTAAGCAGCCACGTCGTCGTCGCCATACGTAGATACTTGTGGATTGGCGGCAAGGTATGCCGCCACATTGACATTACCGTAACCGCTGGTACCAAATGTTAAATTAGCATAAGTTTCAAACGCACCCAAGTTGTCCTGTAATGCTGAAATAGCAAGATTGGCAACTGTTACATTTGCGTTGATTGTTGTCAAGTCTGTGTTAATACCAGATAGTATACTTACACCATTGGCATAGTTGAATGTGTTGGCAGTAATAATACTGGTACTAAAATTATTGATAACCGTCAAGTTACCAGCACCTACGTTGCCTGTGGTCTGTGCTGACAAGTATGCGGCCACGTTGGCGTTGCTGTAGGTTCCGGTTGCGGCTGCAATGGCCAAATTGGCCGCAATAATATTGGCACGTAAACTTGTTATTTCTGTTTGTTGTGTGCCAGAATTAGCGGTCCAAGCAGTTGTAACTGCATCAACATAACTCTTCATTGCTGTGTTTGCTGTTGTTATAGCAGAATTGGCAGCTGTTATGTTTGCATTGATTTTATTAATACTTGTGGCTTGTTCAGCAACATTGGCATACAAATCTGTGATAGTGGGACTTGTGATAGAACCAACCTGGATGTCATCATAAATGGCATTGGCAAAATCTAATGTGTTGCCAGGTTCAGGAATAATGTTGCTGAATAGTTTCCATTGTCCGGTACTGGCCTGACGTACCAAACCTGTGTGCTGATATGCGCCGTTGTTAAAATGGCCAACCATACCAATGTCTACTGTGTTGCCTGAATTGGCATCGGCCATATAAATGATATTATCAGAAATAATTAAATTTTCAGCATTGACTAATGTAGTGTTTCCATTGACAATTAAATTACCAGTGATGTTTACATTACCAGTAAATACAGGTTCTAAAAGTGGAGCATAGGTAGATGCTACATTGGCTGCTGTGGCAAAATCCGTTTGACCTGCAGGTCCTTGATAAGCTGTTGTTTGTTGTGTGCTGTCGGCAAAAACAATATTGCCGCCAACGTTAACATCCCCAGAAGTTGTTAATACACCATCGGCACCAAATAGCCAACTGTGTCCATTAGTAACAATGTTAGCAGAAATATTGCCGCCATAATATGGCAAATATGCCGCGACATTGGCATTGGCGTAGACCTGAGTCTGTAATGTTGTTATCGTGCCAGCTTGTGTGGCTGCATTTGCATTGGCATAAGTCTGATACGCACCCAGGTTGGCTGTGATGGTGTTAATACCGGTTGCCTGCGTGGCCGCGTTGGACCATAAAGATCCAACATTGGCACCAAAGTAAGATTCAACACTGGCGTTGCTGTAAAATGTCTGAGTTGTTAGGTAAGCAGACACGTTGGCGTTGCTGTATGTCGACCCTTGCGGGTTAGTAATAAGATAAGCCGCAACATTGGCGTCGCTATAACTGCTGGTACCAAATGTGGCATTGGCATAAGTCTGAAACTCTTGTAAATTGCCAATGGCCAAACTTTGTACAGCGGCATTGGCCAACAATGCATTGATATTAGAAACAAAAGTAGCATCAATTCCAGTAATAGTACTGATGCTGTTGCCAATTGTGCTGACTGCCAATGCCAGGTTAGCGTTAATTAAATCAACTTGTGCCTGTGTTGCCAGTGTGTTAACACCGCCAGCTGTGGCATTATTGTGTACTCGAATTGTACCTAAATCTGTATCATAAGTTAGCTCGCCCAAGGGGCCTGTGTAAACTTGACTTTGTACTGTATTACCACGTTTTAATAGTACGTGGCCTACATTAGCGTATGTTGTCATTAGATCACTCCGCCATCAAATATAACTTCGCTGGAGTCACTGGCAGAGTCTGCATAATAAGCCGGCAAAACTTCCAAGTCCAGGGGAACACCGTAATTATCATCAATGTAAACAGGTTGTTCTGTGTTATCACTTGATTTGATTGTTTTAAATGTCAGTTTGTAAAAACGATTTTCCAAGGTATTGAGTGTGGATTTATCCAGGGTAAAATTGGCCAAACCTTTGGTAATATCAGCAAATGTAACAGCATAGCTTTCTATAGTAACTCCATTTGTGGGATCTTGTATTTGTGCCTGCACAACATAACCAGTAAGATCAACACCTTTTTGATCTTGGTTGCGTACTATAACTTGAATAGGATTATCAATTCCCTGGTAAACTTTAATTGGTCTGCTATACACGACACGATTCCTTGTTGTAAATATTGCGGGATCAAAAACTTGAACCTCGGCTGTGTTTGGATATAAATATGCTTTGACAGTAATCATTTTTTGCTCGTCTTTAACATATTTATCGGATAACGTGGAAGATCACTACAAGCAACTACTCGCCCAATACCCGTTTATCAGCTATGTCACCTATGGCGGCAATGACTATATTGGTATTGTACAAAACTCAGATGAAGTTATAACGACACTTTACGATTTTGGTCTGATAAACGATCCCAAATTTAAAAAAGTTTTTTTGCAATTAGGCGAAACTTGGTGGTGGGAAAGCAATAGATTGATCCCAATCAATGTGTTTTTAAAAGCAGATTGGGCGGTATTTAAAACGTGTCTACGCACTATGAATTCAAAAGATGTAGAAATAAAAATAGGCCCTTATGTGAGCCTTAAAGAAATGGCTACCAAACGTAGCAAACGCAAAAGTATTACCTTAGTCCGAAAAGTCTCGTAGTAAATTCATATTGACCACCACCAAGTGTGCGTAGGCAAGCGAATGGGACTTCTTAAAGTAATATTCATCATCTGCGGGCCGTTCCCACACAGTTTCAGCAACTTCTCGCCAGGTTTTACCTATTAAATGACGTTTTGCGGGACGGATCACACTCAAGAACATGGCCATGCGGGGTATGCTTGTCACTGCTTCGGGCATTTGTATCAAGGTCCGGTAGTGATTGTTAATATGGATCAACTTGCCGCAAAACTCTGGATCATATAAACGGGCCCAGTCGGGTTCCATGTTAATCAATTCTTGTAAATGATCTTCATTCTTTATCTGGGTATATAATGATACATTTAGGAAGTCCAACTTCATATAGCCACGATCCTCGGCTGCTTCATAGTCTATGCTGGCATATCCGCTAAAGGGATCTACAGGAATCGCAGTTGGGTATACCCCGGTATTGTGTCGAATCAAGTGGCCATCACGGAGTATGCTTGCCGGGGTAGTCTGGAGTACCGACAAGGCACGTTCTCTGTCTGGAAAATCAATATCAATATCTGACTGAAATTTCATAGTCCCGCTTTCTGTAGTATATCTTTGACCCATTCTGTATCGGCCAGATAGTCCTTGAACTTTCGTTGCCAATGCTCAGGATCAATCCAATGTATAATCATTCCCACTTGTTCTTCGTGTAGTGAATCAAGAAATTCAACCCCTGAATCACAATTAAATATAATCCAAGGACTAATACGACCGGTAGCAATATGATGACAGATACGATTGCTGTTGCCATACCTAAAATAATCAGTAAATCCATTCTTGAGCTCTGGGTGTTCATCAGCATAATCTTGCATCTCCTTTAGGGCACGTTCAAGTGCATCTTGTACCGCTTCGCGACGTAGGTATTCGTGTAAATATGTTGCATAAAATTCATCACGGCACCAATGATCAATTTTTTTATTATTCTTTAGTAGCCACTCAAGGAACTGTGTGGGATTAATTCCACGTATCGCTACCATGTGTCTGCCCCACTTGACAAAGGCATTGTAATAAGGACTGCGAACAAAGTCCTCATAACTTTTTAATCGAGCCGATCCTTGCGTAATTTCATAAAAACGCAAGTAGGCCTTAAGACCAAGCTGTACTGGAACTTCTTTTTCCTGTTGCCAACGACGTTTTTGTTCACAAAGATGCACGGCCAAAGTTGATTCTTTGGCAAATGATTTTTCACAATATCGACATTTATATGTTGGGTTTGTCATTGATAAAATTTATTAAGTATTTGACAAGTATTATAACATCTTCTCCATAGTGATGTCTGGCATTAGGAGGTAAATTTTGATCTTGGGCCATACCAATACTACCATTTTGTTCTAAATATTCGTTTGCAATGAAATCAAATGGTATAAAACCTGGCCCTAAATCAATTGGTCGATGGTGTCGATCGCAAGTATTAAAAATGCAAAATTTGATATTCTTTTCTCTGAGATAAGCAGAAAACATACGTAGATCTAAATAAAGAGCATCTAAATAGTGTTCATTGATGTCGTAACGGTAACGACTTAGTATATAGTCACTGACCAGTTTGTGTTCGGCCGTACTTGAATAATCTGCGGGATTGGAAAACACAGCCTGCATACCTTGACTATTATAACTGATCCAAGGATCTTCTCTATCAACAAAAGGACTTTCTTGTCGATCGTAAAAAGTTAATCCCATCACAACAGCATCTACTGGATTTTGTTCTACGTAATCTACCGTGGTTCTTATAATGCGGCGATTACAACTACCTGCCCGAGATAAATTTACTGTGTTGGCATCGAGTAATCGATTAAAATGCTCTTGATAATAATAGTTGTCCATAAAACTACAACCATTTAATAACAGATTCATAGTTCTTTCTTGATATCCTTGTCTTCCCAGCCCATGCTACGAGCATGTTCTTTAAGGTCATCTTTGCTGTTTAACTTGGCCATTAATTCAATGTCATCGTCTTTTAAGTGCGGATATAAATTACGCAAAAATTTAACGGCCTTGTTGTCACTGCCGCCACGCTTTTTTGGAGTGATCCATTGATGATACTGATTCCCCATACCGGGGCTGACCGTGGTGGCCAATAACCATTGTAGTTTTTTATGTTTGGTGGTGTTGATATCAAAGAAATTTTTGTTTAAGTTTTCATTACAGCTCATCAGGTAATATGCCTGTAGATCTGGATCGCCACCAACTGCACTACCCCAACGAATCATTAAGAAAGGGCTAAATTTTTTCTTTTCTTCATCAGACAATGTGTCGTAAAAATTTCTATTTTTACGATCAAACTGAGCCATTTCGTTTTTAATGTCTAACTTATCACTCATCGTCACTTCTTTGATTGTTTCGTTTTTCTTGAATAGTCAGATGATCTTTTGTGCCAGCATTGTGCCTTGGGTTGCCGCACAATATGCAATCGGGCTGTCCACAATCCATTGCGTGATGTTTGGCCAATCGATGAGGCTCATCAACTGCTACGCCGTGTGCCTTGGCGATTTTAACTTGTTTAGCAATGGCTGCTTCGTCTTTGTGTAAACGCTTGGAGTGTTTAAATTTATCTTCTTCTTTGCTCATACTGGGTGCCAATCCGGAGGTAAGGTTTTTGGGTCTCGTGATAATTCGTATAACATTATAACACGATCTATGGCTTCTTGTAAAGCCGGTGTACGTTCTGCTGTATTAAATATGTCCATCCATACGTTGCGTTCTCGTTCTCGTAGTATTGCATTTTCTAACGTTGGATCTATTTTGTGCAATACCCTGTCTACTGATCCTGCCTGACGTTTGTATACTGTAAGCCCGCCGTCGGGGCTTTCAAATACATCATACGACGTGATCTGGTCGGCTTTGTAAGTGGTCATCTTACCAAACTTTGCCGTAGTTGATGACCTCGCTTTGGCGTGAGATATCTTTGATAAAATAAGCACACATGGGTTCTGGACCTTCGGTCAGGGGTACTGCCAATAGCTGTCCTGGTTTAAGTTTGGGGAAATACCATTTGACGTCTTGATAGATGTCTACAATTTCTACCGGATGGAACTCTGGACGGAAACTGTTCAAGGGATTGAAAGTAAATACGCTGAAACCACGATCATTGATCGAAGTCAACGGAACCACTTCCAGATCACCAAAGTCGGGTTCGCCAATTAATATTTGCCAGTCCACCGGCATGCGTATAGTATTTTCTCCAATGCGTAATACCAAGGCCGGACTGTTAAATGATTCTAAAAAGATCAGGGGGATGTAAAAGTAATCAGGTTCTTTGGGATCGCTGTTATCCAATATGCAAAAACGCAATTCATCTATTTCTTCTGGAATTGCATCCATCGAGTAACTGGTATTATCTAATGTTAATATTCTCATTGCCAGGTGGCCTTTTCTATAGTAAATGGGTAGTTTGCTTCTCGATAAAATTGCTTACGCTTGGTAAGGTGTCGTTTGGCAAACTTGCAGGTGCTGGTTATGTCCCAGATCTGTACGAAGTCTTTGTCTTCCGCTTTGCGAATACCACGCCCGATTGACTGGATAACACGCACAAAGGATTTACCCGGTTCAATAAGCACCAAATTGAAAATACGAGGAATATTAATACCAACAGCAGCAACACCGTAGGTAGCAATAATAATCTTATTAGTACTTGTGGCAATTTCATCATATTCATCTTTTCGGTCTCCGGCCTTGGTACTACCACTAACGAATGCTACTTCAGGTTGATTTTTAAGCAGACTAAACAATGTGCTTAATTCTGTTTGTAGTAGCTTACCAGTTTCGATGCGGTCAACCAAAATAAGTGTGTTGCCGCCGTCTTTGATGGTTTCAATCAACCGTGCCAAATAAGCAACACGTTCTGTATTGGTTACCAAGTATTTTAATTCGCTTTGATAGTCTCGATATTCAACTGAATCTTGTAGTTGTACTATATTTACGTGACAGTTGGCCAAATGTCCTGCTTCTTGAAGTTCGCTGGCACTGAGTTTGCCTACCACTTGCCCCAAACCACAGAATATTGATACTTTTTCGTAGTCTTCCTTGGGAATAGTTCCGGTCAATCCCCAACGAATAGGTACTCGAGCAAATACACCTGTGAGTAATGTTTTAAGAGCATCGGCCTTGGCCATGTGTACTTCATCAACCATTACAAGAACAACGTCTTCAACAAACTCGCCGATGCTTACATCTGCTGTTCCTGCTTGTGTTGCTTTTAGTAATACATTTAAACTTTGCCACGTGCAGATAGTGTGTGTCTTGCCAAACTCTTTACGATCGCCAAAGTAAACACCCACATCAAGACCTAAGTTTTTATAGTCAGCTTCTGTTTGTGTAACTAAACTTTTATTGGGAACAATGACGATTGATCGACCATATTGTTCTACACTTTTACTCAAGGCCGCAGTCATGATAGTCTTGCCGGCACCTGTGGCAATTTCTTGCACACTTTGCGGATTGCTTAAGAAGTTGTTGATGATTTCAACCTGGTAATCACGGAACCGTATAGGCTCGCCGGCCTGCGGATGTCCCTTGGGCCAAGTTTGATCAGCAAAAGTATCTTCTGTGAACTGATCAAACACAAACTGTGTCGGATAGTCACGTAGGTCTTCTACTTCGATATCGTAACCCTTGCTTTCTAAATAAACAAGTATTTCTGGTAATAGGTTAATGTAACTTGAACCACCAAGTTGGAAAAATGCAACTTTGCCATCCCATCGACCCAAACGGACCGAAGGTTGGTAACGGGCACCAGGAATTTCATACTTAAACTTCTTTACCAAAGCCGTGCGGTCAGCAAGATCTAATCCTTCAATCTTTACGTTTACTTCATCGCGGATTATTAGTTTAGCTTGCATTTGTTCTGTTCCAACCACTTAGTATAGATAGTTTTTGCTGAAAAATCAAGTGGCTGTCCAACCATTGATTCTAATTTTTCTATTGCCTGGCCTGACACTATATCTTCTAAATTGATAATTTTATCAGTATTTTCTGCTATGTAATTACCAAAGTCAATCAACATCTGTGCATATTCTTCTACCGTTTTAGCTCCACATGCCCGAGACATTTCTTCCCATACATGCGGCCTGTGTAAAGATTTAAATCTGGTAGCGGCCCATAATGCTGTTTGTTTATCCTGTACCCTAATGCCAATAAACCTGTGCTGTTTTAAACGATGGTATTCAAGATCGTGGCTTGGTATGCTACCATGGCCAGACATGCTGGACAGATATTGATCTTTTTCTTCTATACTGTTAAAGGTATGGGGTTTTTTAAATCTACTGCGCCGGGCATCAATCACCAGTCTAATACCATCATCGAGCATACCTGTAGGATCAAGCAAACTACAAATCAAATCACCGCAGGTTCCGCCGGTATAGCATACAATTATTGGATGTTCCATGGGTCACCTTTATAAACAAACCAAAACTTTAAATTGCCATTTGTAGTGTCTGGATTTTCTAACATATCGTAGTAGCCATTGGCATCTGGCTGTTTGCGTTTAAAATTTATGTCGTGCCAGACCAATTCCAACCCAAGTCGGTCCTTTAAACTCATAGCCCAGGTATAAAAATGTTTTTCCATGTCTGTGTTTAATCTATTGACATGCATTTGCGTGTCACGGAAACTGTAAAATACTCGACATCCAGGATTCATCACTTTGGTATAATGGTCAAGATGTTCGGCAATACCATCTACATTAACCCACATGTCGGCACGATTATTAACCACAACAAAATTGTCAGCAGGGACAGGCAATGCTTTGGATAAGTCAGCACGATCTTCACAGATGATGACATCTTTATAAAATGTTTTGACCACTGGAAATTGTTCTACCACTGTGATTTCTGGCCATATATCTTTAAGATAGTATCCGGAACTACTAAAGAATACTGTGTTGCCCGGCTGACAGTTTTTTAAAATACTGTGATCGTACTGATCAATTAAAAAATTGTCAGGATGTTTTCTGTTCCACAACCAGTATTGATGTTTTAGTCGGCCCAAGCGATAGCGAATATACTGTGTACGCCAGTCTGATTTTATTGGAACTTGATCAAAAAATTCAATTAGCTTCAATGTAATAGTGCCTATCAGGAATTGCCCAGGTAAATGATTGCCCAATGTCTAAATAGTCTAAACTCAAATCTGTGACACGGGCATTGGGCAGTTGTTGTTTTAACCACTGAGTAATGGCAAGATTAAAGTTATCGTCCAGAGTGGTATCTGTATAGCTGTTGTCTATGTTAATATAGTGTCTGTTCAGACAAAGATACAGTCGAGGACATTGTCCAAGATAATATTCTATACGTTCTATCAATGCTGCACAAGGAAATCTACTAAACTTTTGGTCAGTGATCACGACCAAATCAGCTTGGCCACTGTGTTCAACCGTGGGCACATTTCCCAGCACATCGGTATCTTTGATAATTCGAACTTTGTTAAAGCCGTTCAGGTAGATAAAATCTTTGATTTGTTTTTCTCGACGTAGCTCAACAGGTTCTTCAAAAAAATTACGTTGCAATCTATGGAATATACTTGCCCATTTATACAGATTGTGCGATTCATTTACGACAATATTTTTATCTGTTTTAAAGATCATGATAACTTTTGTACTTTTGGTGCTTTGGTATTTTTATTATAAACATCTTTGGTAAAATACACAACCTTTTCGGCGGTTTGTATCCATACCTGTCGGTCGCCGCCATACATCATACCAGCACTACTGATCATTAACGGAATACGAGCGACCGGAGTACGTGGAATCCGTGTAGTATAAATTACCTTTACGTCAAAATCAAAGTCTGCTAATTGTTGATTACCGACACGAAGTACTTGGTCAGGAAAATATTTATTAAACTCGTTAAGCAAGCGGTCGCTTAGATCTGGTTCGTATACATAGATAGGAAAACGATTGGTAGCCCGTGCATATTCAGCAATGTCTTTGACTATTTTTTGGCTTGTTGCTGTATCCACTTTGAGTTGTCGATTTGAGCACAGGCTATAAAAACGTAGGCCAAATTCTTGGATAACAGTTTCTTCGATGTCTTTGGCTATGGTATATCCCATGATGGGTGCCAAGTCGATTAGACGTAATAGGTTATCAGTATTGATTCCACCTTCGTGTTGGTTGATAAATTCTATTAACGAATTTGGTGCATTGGTAATTTCAACTGCATTATTTTGGTAACACAATTCAATGGCATAAGGTTTTTTTTCGATTGCCAGAATTTGATCCATTAATTCTTTTAGTGTAGGATCAATGCTAAACCCGTGCCGTTGACAAAAAGCGTAAGCCCAGTTCACATTCCATTCTGTTAAATCCAAATGTTGTACTCGCTCATCCCTGTTAAACTGCATTTTACCTTTGCTTAACTTTGCGGCTTCTCTGACCTGTTCTATTTGTAGTTCATTATAAGGAAAACGTAATTTAATAATGTCGTTTTCAATCCAGCATCGTGTTGAACGATCTATGTCGCGCAATGCTAACCGATACTCAGGTTTGGTCTTGACAGGAGTAACATCTACTCCCAGTTTAAATAATTGCCGTTCATATTTAACAACCAACTCTGCGGCCAGTTTGGCCTGTTTGTCTGTGTAACCTTTTTGGGCGCCGATACTTTGCTCTGCCAGACTTGGCACAACTTTCATGTCATATCGTGCAAGATTTATTGGACTTTCGCCTATGTTAAAGATACTATAGTTTTGTGTACCATCGGGCTTACGATAGCCAGCAATGATTTCCATATAGTCTTCGACGTGTGGATATTTATATAGGGTTGGCGCCATAGCACGAGTGTAACATATTTTTTAGTATAATGCAAATAAAAAAACCCGGGTAACAATTACCCGGGTAAAACCATAGCTCAGGAGCTAAAGAGAGCTATGGGTACTGCGGAATTTTTATGCGGCCTTCATACAAGTAACTTCTGCCATGGCCTTCCATTTCAGTGGGAAGCTCTTACGCAAGTCTGCTACCTTGATTGCCATACGCAGGCTCATTTCACGGAACTTGTTCTTGTTCTCTTCCAAGAAGCCGATAATCTCATCCTGTACTGCCTGTTCAAAATCGTACTCGGCAAACAATTCACCGTCCTTGGCAATCTGTTTGATACGCAGGACCTTGTCACGCATAGTGTCCAGTGTAAGATCAAGATAATGACAACGGCTTTGTAGTGCATCCAAGTGATCACGCAATTTCTGGCTTTTCATTTGATCAAACTTAAGGTTGGTAATAAACACCACACTACCATTGAAGTTGAAGCTATCCGGAATGCCTTCGCGACGCAACAGGTTACTATCACTCAACCACGAAATCTTACGCTTTTTACCTGAGTCCAAGGCACCTTTGAGCAAGTACAAGGCAACAACGACCAACAAGATCGAGTCACAGTCATCAAACACCAACATACAGTTGGCATCTGAATACTTGTAAAGTGTTGAATACAAGCCTAATGCTGTTGCTGAACCTTTGACAACTTCTGCACGGAGACGCTTGCCTGAGATTTGATCAAACAAACAGGCTTTTTCAACAATGCGTTCTACGCCGTAGCTCTTACCCACACCAGGAGGACCCGAAACAATCATAGCACGGATTTCACCGTTGGTAGCGGCAGTAGTCATTTCGTCCAGGATTTCAAAACGCTGACGGATACGCTCAATCACTTGTTCGTCGGTTTCGGCTGCCGATTCTAAAGCAATGGTTTCGGCAACCGGAGTATTACCGGCTTCAACGAATTCCTGTTCGCTTACAAACTCGTAATCACTCATATTATCAACCTTAACACGGATGTCTTCTGGAAAGCCAGGAAAGCGACCACCATTTTTTACAGTAACATAATTACCTTTGGCAGTCTGCTTGAACTGCTCTACCAATTGGAATACCTGACCGCTTACTTCTGTAGTACGATAAGCGCCAGATCGAATGCGGATAAAAGATACATTTGACATACTTAGCTCCTTCTTTTATTAACTTAATACAACTATTATATACGAAAACGAATTATTGGTCAATCAAGCCTCTACGGGCTCGTCAATTACCCAGCCCTGGCTACGCAACTCTTTGCGACCTTGGGCTGTTGCTTTCATTGCATCCATTGTATTATGAATTGCATTAATTGCGGCTTCTAACCACTCACGGCTACGCCATTGTTCAGGGGTAGCATAACGTGGGCGGAAACCAAAGAAATCTTTATGGAAATCGCTAAAGTAACCTTGTAATTCTTCTACTGAATACTGGGCTAAATGGTTTTGCATACCTACTCCTAATTAATCACTATACAAGTATTATAGCACGTTAGGAATTATGGGTCAACCAAAATATCAGCGTTTTTTTGCTATAATAACCGCAGAATCACGTAGAGCAGGGTAAGTTATAGGCGATTGGCTTGGACCCGCGAATTCAAACCAATCTTTATTGAAATCACTTCTTTTAATGTCAAATTCTACAATTTTCCAGTTGTAAAAATACAACACCATTTCAAACCATTTTTGATTAGGCATACAGGCCAATGCAAATTTCATATCAGAATCATATGAATTAAAATCGTCACCTGTTTCTTCTCTGCGGTATTCAAGCATCGGTACACCGTTGGTAGCACTTAACGAGCATTCAATTACCAACGTATCAACCTGACTGTCGGTAATTGTGCGTATTAAATGTTCGGGATTTCTTAAATGTTCTAATACACTCAACATCATTACTGCATCGTGTTGTGAGGTCAGATTTTTAATTAAATCAAAGTTTTCTATATCGCCTTGAATAAAATTGATGTTGTTTATATTTTTAGATTTAACAAAATGATTGGCCACGGTCAAAGGCCTACTTCGGACATTGACACCGGTTGCATTTTGAGCACCGGCCATCACAGAACAGTAGGTGGCAAATCCCGAATGACATCCCAAATCAAGTACCGATTTGTTCTGAAAAACGTCTTGGTTTTTAAAAATTCTGGTAAATCGTTCTGATTCGTGTGTTGGGTATTCTCTGTGGTCAGAGAATGATTCATAATCAACTAATTCGTTGGCATGATAACAATGTGCAAGAAAATTAAAATCTTTTGGCGATGGCAAAATCATAAGTCAACTATTAAGGGTGCCATACGGGCTGTATTCTTCGCCTTTGTCTATTAATACATTTGTGCGATCGGTAACTTTTAATGCAGGAACATTATCGGCTTCATTGTATTCGTATTCCATGCAATTAACCCAATCTGTAAATTCTTGCTCGTGCGGAAAGGAATGTTCGTATTCGTCGATGATCATATTCTTGAGTTTCATTGTTATCCTTAATTAAAGAGGTGGAAATATTGTGCTTGTTTTTCCATTTGTTTTTTATCTAACTGCTGAATTAATGCTAAACTGGAATATATTTGTGTAGTATTAACTCCATGTTCTTCATATCCGTCAAATAACATTGACAAGTAACCGTCGCTGGGATATTCATCGGGATTATCTCCGGTCATATAATAGACCATGGCTTCTTCAACGTGACCATTGTGGAATACTCTAACTTGTTTTTTTAGATAGTATGTAGGGAAACCTTCTAATAGGTCCAAGGCCAATTCACAATCAGGAGTAATTTCCCATAATACCCCATGACAGATAAAATCGGGATTTTCAATAACATCTGCGTGTCGGGCAAAACGAAACTCATGTCCGTACAGCACCGCAGCACCCAGGCTTTTGGCCTCAGGACAACGCATTGCCATTTCTTTTGTGTTGGTATTCATACCATAGCTAAAATATTTCATACTGCAAGTATAGCAGATTTTGAATTATTGGTCAAGAACCCAAACTACAAGATTATTCGTCGGCAAGTTTGACTATACCCATGATATCTTCTGGGCGTAGTATTAGGTATTCTGTTTTATCTACTTCTACGGTTGTGCCAGCCAATTTTTGGAAAATTACAGTATCGCCAGTTTTGACTGTCATGCCTTTTAATTGTCCACGGATACGCTTGCCTGGGCCAACAGATAATACTGTGCCACTGTCAGCTTTATCGGCAAAATTCTCAGGAATAAAAATTCCACCTTCGGTGACCAAATCACTTTTATTTCGGTTTACTACAATTCTATCTGCTAATGCTCTTAACATATTGATCCTTAAAAATATTGTATATTTTTTCTTGGGAAGAAACACTCATTTTGTTGTAATGGTTTAATTTTGATTGTTTCTAAAACAGCCTGTTTTCCCAGGCCCATGGCCAGGCTATAAACAAAATTTTGATTGGCAACCACTATGTCTGCCCCGGCTATGATGTTGGCAAGCTCTAAAAAGTCCCCGACCGGATGATACGGTATATCAACACCGGTAGTTTTAACATAGTCTTGGTGTTCGGTGTGCGTTCCTACAAAAATTCCATTGTTTTCTAAATCTGCGTCTCTTGCCATTTGCATATGAGTGGCAGAAGCTGCCGGTTCTGTGCTACGGTAACGTGCTGTACGACTAACCACAATGGATCGAGTCTTGATAGGATCTGCTTCCAACCAGGGTGTATCATAATCCGACATCATGAATGGCAACCCAAATGCCATGTGATATGCCTGTACATAGTTGCCTTCAAATCCACGGAATAATGTGCCACGGAAACGGTCTAAATCTACATCGGGTTCACTATCGCCGGCACGCCAGGTACCTGTGTCTTTGATATAGCTCTGGCGTCTAAGCAATGGCTCTAACCAGGCATAGTCTTGTTCAGTAAAACGACCCTGGTGCGCCGGGTCTACTTCTTCAGGACGATATCCATATTGACTAACACAATTTTCAATGTTGTTTAAAGCAACAAGAAATTTGCCCGGTTCCATTTTCTTTACTATGCTTAGGCTATAGATAAGGTCGCCCAAGGTACCCGAATGTCTGTAGGTTTTCATAATTGTCTTAAGATAGCATCTGCTATTGTTTTAGTGTTGAAATTTGAATTACAAGGTGTATTACCTTTTTTACATATCAACTGACTTACTGGACGAACTTGATCTTTGTTGCATCCGCGGCAATCTTCTTCGGTAACAATGCTGGTAGAATTATAACCTAATTCATATCGACGCTGTGGAATAATACAACCTGGATCCAAATGTGTCAAGGTAGCAATGATATGTGTTTTGCTTGCAGCCGCACAATGGAACGGTCCAGAATCGATACCAACAAAACATGCCGCATGATCACAAAGATATTTAATTTGTTGGCTGTTGTAACGACCACGTGCATCAAAGAACAATGGATGATCAACAAAGTGATCAGTCGTTCCGCCTACGCAGACAATTTTAAAATCAACACGTTCGTTGAATAATTGTCCAAATACATCTAACCATATGTCCATGCTGAGATTTTTAGCAGTCCAGTGCCAGTTACGCATGTGAACCACAACAAACCGATCGCCTATGTCTTTTAAGTCTGCGTCTACTGCTTGTTTATCTTCATCAGTAGGAAACAACTCTACACTCATGTTTAATGTGGTATCACCAAATACACGATAAAAATAATTTTTTACATAGTGTTCTGTGGGATTGAGTTCGTAGGCATTGTCAAGATTATAGTATAGGTCCCAGCGATCTTTAACATCAGGTACTTGGTCTACAGGAAATATGTTACGTATATGTGGATTGTTACGGAACGGTTCGGCAAAGTCTGTGGCAATATCGATATTGGCCGTATTACCATAACGACGTTTGAGCTCACGCACAACACCCGTGGTCATGATAACATCGCCAATGGCTGCACGACGCTGTACAAGGATGTTGATAGGTTGTTCTACGTTCATTTAAATTCTGTTGTCAATGTTGGAAAGTAGCGCAAGAATAAATCTTTTTCATTGTTTCTGATAGCTTTGATTTTGCCAACAATTTCTGTGTAAAAATTCCAGGCCAATGGTACAAATACCACAGGTTGGGTGTCGGAGATTTCAGATATGTAGTTACTACTGACTACTGGTATAGAAGTACCCGGGCACCAATGGCCTTGTTTCAGTGGGTTATCGTCAACAACACAATCCATGGGTATTCGGCTGGCATTGAGTAGTGTCATGCCTTTGGCAGCGGCACCATAACCCACAATACGGAATCCAAATCCCTGGAACTCAGTCAATTGATCACGCAATCGTTCAAGCAAATCGGTTACACCATCGGCCCATTGTTGATATGTTGATTCTTTGTGCAAGATGGATTCTGTATCAAGTATATTTTTGATTCGATATTCGTTGGCAGGTATTTTTGATAAAACAAAAATATAACTGGTACCATGTATGGGAGTTTTAACTACATCAATCAGGTGTAAACCGGCACGGTTGGCCAAACGACGCATACTTTCTACATTGTAATAACTGATATGCTCATGATAGATTGTATCAAACTCATTGTTCTGTATCATATCACTTTGTGAGTTTTGAATAAACAACAGCGTATTAGGATTCATGATATTACGACATAGTTTTAAAAACATCTCAGGATCATCTTGATGCGCAAATACATTTTGTGCATAAATGATATCAGGTGTCTTGCCTACTTTTAGTAAGGCTTCTGGTG